CATGGACATTTTTCAGATTGTATTTGACTTTATTAGCCATATCTATACCTCCGTTTCAAATGAGTACAGGACTTCATAGAGCCTCTCGCTCTCGATCCATACCTCCGTCCTGTCATAAAAAATACCGTGCGAATCGAGCACGGCTTCTACTAACGCTTCTTTATCGATATCCTTCTTATCCGTATACAGTTCTATATGGACTTCGTTTGCCTTGAAATACACCCGCCCATCGGCAGAGAAGTTATCGCTTGCCGGGATCAGATAGCAGATGAATGGTGGATCCGGAGATTCCCCTTCGGCAAAGTGATCGTAGGCAAACGGGATACCGATCTCCTGTAACACTTCCAGTAATCTATCCATGACGAATGCTCCTTTTGATATCTTCCTCAAGCTGGCGGATACCTTTTTCTTCAGCGGGTGCGATATGGACCTGCGCCCTGGTTCTGCCTCCGCCGCGCTTGGCATGGCCAAACTCAAGAAGGTGTGCCAGTTGGTAGCGGTTTCGTGAGTAAACGGTGACCTCCAGTGCATGCGAGTTTTCTTTCGTGTTCTTCACTGACCAGCTGCGGCTGTATCCGCCTGTTTCCTTCGGAGCACCTGCCTTGATATCTGCCTGCACCGATTTGCCTGCCTTCTTTACAGCCGTCCTCATCCCAAGATCAACCAGGTCCTTGTACTCGTTCATCTCATCCATGACTGCCTGTGCAAGCTGCTCTATCTTTACTCTCTTTCCCATTACCGCCTCACTTTCCGGCACCGGAATTTCAGAGCCTTTCGCTTATAGGAAAGATGGTCGATGGAAAGAATGTCGTAGATCTCACCATCCATGACGATACGGCTGTTCACACTACTGAGGCCATCGAGCTTTTTGCACCACCTGATCGTGATGTGGCAGTCGGCATGATCAACGGAAGTTCCCGCAGCGATCACTTCCTGGCCGCCCTCTCCGCTAACGGTGGCATAGCACTCATGGAAAGAGACCCACTCATTCGTGTGGTTTCCGATCCTGTCTGTCACCGTCTGCTGCTTTTCGATCGTGACCCGCTTATTCAATAATGCGATATTCAAAATGCTGCCTCTCTGATTCCAAAGAGAAGTGCCCTGAGAGTGAGTGCGAGCTCTCCGTGGTCAGCCTCTTCCCTGTGCTCGTAAAGATATGCGGCTGCATACATAACAGCGATCCTGGCATTCTTCGTTTCAGAGAAGGCTTCCTCACTATCGGTCCTGGCCACATCCATTGCCATCTGCTGTGCGCTCTCAAGCATGTGCTCAATCAGAGAATCGTCATCTGTATGGTCTACCCGCAGGTAGTTTTTCATTTCTTCTAACGTAACTATCATCTTTCCACCTCAAAGGGCGGCATCACCTGACACCGCCCTTTTACTTCTCTATTACGAATTGCTGCTTGTGCCCTTCATCTTCAGAAGCTGGATGCCTTCCGGCAGGATAACCTTACCGTCAACACGCTCCGTTGCCACGTAGCCGATCTGGCCATTCGTAGCATAGAGCTCATTCAGTCTCTGAACCGTGCGGCCTGCTCTTTCGCCGATCCAATAGTTCTTGAAATCGCCGAACGCAATCGCAAGTGCGCCTGCAGCGACGGTCGGAACATACGGAGATGTGTAGAGGTCATAGCCCAGGAGCTTATCCGGCTGACCCGCCTGGACGGAAGGCTGCCACAGATATGCACCATTCTGATCCTTCAGCTTTCTGAGGATAGCTACCGTGGAATCATGCATCAGGAACTTGGCATTTCTTCTGTACGGTGACTTCAGCGCATACACAAGACTGATAACCTCATCAACTGTGATGGCGTTGTTCGCAGCAGCCGTTACACCGACCGTTCCACCATTTTCAGTGAAGATGCCTGTAGGCTGGTTCGTGCCTGTTCCTACGCAGAAAGCCTCTTCCTCGGCGATACCGAAGGCCCTGGCAAACTCGGCTCTGAGATATGCTTCGATATCAAATGCAGAATCCTGCAGCAGCTCCACACTGACTCTTGCGAGGTCAGTAAGCTTGAATGCATCGATCTGCTTCTGGCCGAACGTAGGATTGCTCTCCTGATATGCTGCGTTCTCAGCAGTCCACTGAGCTACAGAATGACCGGTAGCAATCGGGATCTTCCTCTCGTGCTGAGTTGTGATGACCTTTGCCAGCTTACGGATAACGTTTTCTTCCTCCAGTTCCTGAACGATCTGTTTCTCGAAATCCTCCGGAACAAGGTATCCGCCGTCTGCATCAGTTCCTTCAGACAGAACGTTGTGGACCAGCGGCTTGCCTCTCAGGTGTCTGTCGAAATCCTCGACATATGCATCGGATGCTCTGCCAACCTTATCCTTACCCGGACCGTTCTTCTCCGGCTTGCCTGTCAGGGCCTGGCTTGTAGCCTTGCTCATCTCCGCTTCATGCGCCTCGCGTCTTTCCATGCGATGGATCTCATTTGTCAGGCTGTCCAGTTCCGATTCCATGTTGCAGTAAGTTGCATCATCCTCTGCGGAAAGAACGCCCATGTCGTTTCTGTGGGTATCGAGGAATCCCTCCATCGTGTTCCACAGCTTCGCTCTCTTTTCTCTCATTTCAGTAATATTCATTGTTAATACCTCCTGTTTAAAGCAGTTTCTTGTAAAGCGACGCTTTCAAATCGTCTACCTTACGTCCCTCAGTTACTTCTGCCTTCGCGGCCGGTCTTGCTACCTTGAACCGCTCGGACATTTTGTTTACCAATGTGTCCTCGACCATGCTTTCGGAAAACTGATAAGGCGCTGACGCTTTCTTCTCGTCCTCCAGGATTCCGTCAATGAATCCAAGCTCAAGCGCCCTGTTCGCATTCATCCATGTGGTCTGATCCATCATCTTCGAGAGTGTCTTTCTCGGAAGATCTGTCTTGATCTCATAGGCATTGATGATGCTCTCCTTGACTTCCTCCAGCATGTCAATTGCCTTTGCCATATCCACGTGATCACCGAAAGCAACCGTGGCCGGGTTATGAACCATCATCATTCCGGTCGGTGCCATCAGGACCTTTGTCCCGGCCATCGCAATGACCGATGCTGCTGATGCCGCGATCCCATCGATCTTGACCGTGACATCGTCCTTGTAGTCCATTAACATCGCGTAGATCTGGCTTGCTGCGATGCAGTCGCCGCCCGGTGAGTTGATCCAAATGATCACAGGGCCGGAGGCTGTAAACAGCTCATCCTTGAACATCGCAGGTGTGATATCATCGTCGAACCACGATTCCTCTGCGATGGTTCCGTAGAACTCCAGGACTCTTTCCTGCGGCTGCTCACCGTCGTCCTGATTCTTTATCTTTGGATTTGTCCATTTCCAGAACTTCTCCATCTGTCTCATCTCCTTTCTTGTATTGCTCGCTCCACTTACCTGCATCAGTGAGAGGTACCATGTTGCCGTTCACCAGATACAAATCGCCGCCTTCTTCTGCAGGGATCTCATCAAGCTGCTCAAGCCTTCGGATGTCGTTTGCGCTCATCCAACCGTTCTGCCGGGCAATGCTGTATCCCTGCATCCGGCTTTCGTAGTCGCCGCGAAGCAGGCCGTCTACATTGAACTTGATGAAATATTTCTTCTTCTCATCCGGTGTAAGAAGTGCCCTGGCCACAGACTGCTCAATCCGCACAAGCCACGGGTCAAGCGTGTAGGTCACGAACTCCCGCGACATGTTCTCTATGTTGCTGAAGCTGCTCTTCTCCAGGTCTCCAATCATGTGCGGCGGCACGCGGAAGATTCTCGCAATCTCATCGATCTGAAACTTCCTCGTCTCCAGGAACTGCGCCTCATTTGGAGATATAGAAATAGGCGTGTATTTCACGCCCTCCTCCAAAACAGCTACCTTGTTTGCGTTATGGCTTCCTCCGAATGTCTGTGTCCAAGAATCACGGAGCTTGGCCGGATCCTTAAGCACGCCCGGATGCTCCAGAACTCCGGATGGTGCAGCACCGTTTGCAAAGAACTTTGATCCATACTCCTCAGTGGCAATGGCAAGCCCGATAGCGTTCTTCGCCATCGCAATCGGCGAGTACCCAACCAGACCGTCAAAGCCAAGCCCAGGAATGTGCAGTACGTCTCTCGGAGAGAGCCTCACTGTTGTATCCTTTGTGTTCATGGTCTTTGCGTCTTCGGAATATCTCGTGTACTCGTAGTAGAGATTTCCGTTCTCGTCACGGTCAACAGTCATTCGGTCCGGCATCAACGGATACAGACCTATGACCTCACCTTTCCCGTTTCGTATGATCTGCGCGTAGGCGTTACCCCAGAGAAGCAGATGCGTCATGAGCGTCTCCCGGAACACAAAGGATGTCATCTCTGTATTCGGCTCATCATGCAAAAGAAAATACAGTGGGTGATCCACCGCTTTCTCCTTGCCGCCTACATCGGTGTATCTGTATAAATGGATCGGAAGACCCGCTACCGCTTCCGACAGGATACGGACGCAACAATACACTGCTGTCATCTGCATCGATGTGCGCTCATTAACATATTTCCCGCTTGTCGTTCCACCCAGGAAGAAGCTGAACGCGCTACCGGATGTCCTGTTTTCCGGCTTGTCTCTTGAATTAAATAGTCCAGATAATAACCCCATAAACACCTCCAAAAAGTCATAAAAATAGCACCTCCGAAGAGATGCCTAAGTGTCCGTTATATTAAAAGACGAGTAGCCCGCGATCATCATAGACTGATGCGCCGCTTTCGTTGCCGCATCTGATTGCCCGGTCAAGGGCCATGATCGTTGCCACTGCTCCGTCAATTTTCTCTGTTGATTTTTCCTTGTCCGCCTTGATGTTTCCTGCTGGATCCTGGCGGATGAAAATATTGTCCATGTTCCAGCGAAGCACTGGATGCCCACCGTGAGCGATTTTCTTCTCCAGGACGAGCTTCATCAGTTCCTTTGTCGGCGGGCTCATATCCTTAAAGCCCTGGCCAAACGGAACTACCGTAAAGCCCATGCCCTCCAGGTTCTGTACCATCTGCACAGCACCCCATCTGTCAAAGGCGATCTCTCGGATGTTGAATCTCTCGCCCAGGCTCTCGATGAACTTCTCGATATATCCGTAATGAACGACGTTTCCTTCTGTCGTCATGAGTTTCCCTTGCTTCTCCCACAAATCGTATGGGACATGATCGCGGAGAACTCTCTGATCGAGTGTGTCTTCCGGGACCCAGAAGTACGGCAATATGCAGTACTTGTCATCCTCATCTTCCGGAGGGAATACTAAAACGAAGGACGTGATATCCGTGGTGGATGAAAGGTCCAGGCCCCCATAACATACCCGACCCTCAAGATAATCCTCGCTGACCGGGAAGCTGCAGGCATCCCATTTATCCATCGGCATCCATCGGACCGTCTGCTTCACCCACTGGTTGAGCCTGAGCTGCCGGAAGGTATTCTCCTCTGCTGGGTTCTGTTTTGCCGACTCACAGGCATCCTCAACCTTATCGATTCCGACCGTGATGCCCAGGGACGGGTTTGCTTTCCTCCAGACTTTTGGATCTGTCCAGTCCTCGTCCTTATCGGCTCCATATATCACAGGATAGAATGTCGGGTCCTTCTTCCTGCCTTCCAGAATATCCACCGCCTTCTGATGCACTTCGTAGCAAATGCTCTGTGTATCCGTTCCGGCCGTAGTGATCAGAAAAAACAGTGGCTGCATCCTCGCATCCCCTGAGCCCTTTGTCATAACATCAAAGAGTTTCCTGTTCGGCTGGGCGTGAAGTTCATCAAAGATCACTCCGTGTGTATTGAAACCGTGCTTGTTGGCCACATCTGCAGATAGCACCTGGTAGAAACTCTTCGTAGGAAGATACTCCAGCTTCTTCTGGGATTCCTTTACCTTCACGCGCTTGGCCAGTGCCGGACAGTGGCTTACCATATCCGCAGCAACATCAAAGACGATCTTTGCCTGGTTCCGGTCAGCGGCGCAGCTATACACTTCTGCTCGCTGCTCACCATCACCGCAGGTAAGAAGAAGCGCAATGGCTGCAGCCAGCTCGCTCTTGCCTTGCTTCTTTGGTATCTCCACATAGGCCGTATTGAACTGCCTATATCCGTTCTTT